CTTTTCCATCGTTATAAGGAACATATCCTTGATCCTTGACCACAATGCCCTTCCGGGTAACCCCAATAGACTTATTACTACCCATGTTCATCTCCTACCAATTACCTTGTTTAAGAATTTCACGTTCCTTGGCAGCCTGTATGCGGGCGGATACGATCTCTTCTTGAGACTGTATCCTTTGCTGTCCAAGTTGCGCGTTCTGCTGTGCCTTCTGCTGGTCCAAAGCTAATCTTTGCTGGTCCATCTGATTTTCCGCAGCATCCTGCTTCTCTCTTAGTTGTAGATCCTGCTCTTTCAACGCAATCAGAGGGTCGGGTTGATCCCCGCCGCCGCTTATTTCTGCACTCTTGGCTTTCACCTCTTGCAGACCCTGCGCAATAGCTTCAGCCACCATGGATTCTATCTCCAGGGCCTGCTCCTCGGTGGGAGCCTGACCTTGAAGTTGTTGTATCATTTGAGAGGCCACCTGTTCTTTAGCCTGAATAGATACATGCTCCATAATGTGCTTCTGCAAAGACATAGCCACCGAGGGAAGCTGACCCACCATGGGGGAAGCCCCAAAAAGAAGGTGCGCTGTTATGTGAGCCTGATGGTTCTGACCCTGGAACACCTTCAAGGTCACGTTCTCAAAGGCCTCCGAGTTTTCAACTGCCGGATCCTTGGGAGACTCTTCTTCCTGATCGACAACCTTCAGGATCGAGTCCACATCCTTGACGCCAATCGCTTTGTACATGCGACGAAACGCTTCGTACATGTTATGAAGCTCCGGAGCCGACTGCGCCAACTGTAGCTCGGTCTGCGCCAAAGTGACTCTCTGGGACATGGAGAAGATGTTCGGATCAGATACCGGTACAACATCGACACGCTCATCAAAGTCCTCCGCTTTTACCGTGCGCTCCGCTCCAACAACGTTGTAGGGATACTCCTCGGGTAAGGATTCCCCAAAAACCTTGGCGAGCAGTGCAAACTCGTCCTTCTGGGCGTGGTGCAGCCGCTTATGAATAGCAGACATCACCTTCGCGCCCTGTTCCAACATTGCAATCGTGGTGCCAACCGCCGCTTGCTGATTGCCGTCACCTACCTGCAAATTAGACACCGCCGCAAAGCGTTGCCCCGCCTCTACACAGAACCCCATCAACTGAAATAAGGTCTGATCCGCGCCTTTGTATGGCAGCAACATCAAGGAGTCCCGGATAGCACCACCGGGAGAATCTACATCCCGGAACTCGCCAGGAGACAATGGCTCATCGTCATTACGAATACGAAGTCCACGGGTCTTGAAGCCCGCCGGAAGATTGGACAAGGTCCCTGCGTCGATAAGTTGTCGAAGTGCTGCGGTGGCCGTGCGGCTCAGTCCGCCAATCATGTGGATTAAACCAAGGCCGTAGAACCCAAACCCAGGTAGGAACTTGAAGTGGACGAAGTACTGGTTCTTCTTCCGGTTCTCGTCGTCCGGCTTATAGTTCCGTCGGATACTTAGAACCGTCCCGTCGTCCTCGGACACCGTTACAACATACGGAAGTTTGATGCCCGTAGGCTCACCGTCCTCTCCTATGTCCTCAAACCCTTCAAGGTCCAAGTCCACATGGCATTCCAGAAGGGTAACCTCACTATCCAGACGACTGGGCTCAATGCCAGAAATCTCGTCCATCTCTTCCCTAAGACCTGAAGGATCAGACTGAGATGCTTCGACATCCACGTCAACGTAGAAACCAGCGACCTGTTTCTTACGGAGTTCGTTCTCCGATATCTGGATTACATGCGTCACGTTCTCTGCGGTCTCAAGGTCAGTAGCCGTATAAGGAACCACAAGCTGCTCTGCGGGTACAAATTTACTAACGGCGCGCCCTAGAAACTCGTCGTAATAAACCTTCTTAAAGGTTGAGCCTGCAAGCGGTAAGTAAAACAACATCTGATCGAACTCAGGAGTATACTCCTTCATTACAGACGTAATCTGGTAGTTCATGTACGTGCGGACGCGCTCGGCCTGCGCCTCCACTTTGGGGTCGATTTTACCAAGTATTTGCGTGTTTACAGGGCCACCAGCGGGCAATAGTTCCCCGAAAGCTTGTGCCTGGAACTGCGTTACAGCCTCCGCCAATAGAGGGTGCGTTACGCCCGTAGCCCCACGAAAAGGCTCCGAACGCTCCTCATACTTAAATCCTAGAAGCTCTAAGCCCGTGCGGTATGTGTCGGCCCAGTCCTTGCGGCCATCTTTGTTGGCCTCGTACTGTTCCAGTAAATCGGAGGATATGCGGGAAGACACGCGGTCCTCCACCTCTTCTGCAAGGTTGTCGTAGAAATCCCCCTCGCTGGTTCTTCCCACAAACGGGTCGAAGTCTACTACAACAGAACCGTCATCCTCTAACTCTATATTCAACCCCGGAGTATCTGGAAACGCCTCGTCATCCAAGGATACCTCCGCACCCGGCCCTTCGTCTAACTCCACAGGGGGAATGCCATCACGGCGCTCTACAAGAGAGGCCGTGCCAAAATTGCTGCGAGGAAGAGGATTCCGGGCCATCTAGTAGCGCCTTAAAGATGCAAGGCCACCGTTTCTGTAACCACCGCCAATTTGGTCCCCGACGTTAGGCTGCGGAGACGGGGCCATATTTCCAGGCATGTAATCTTGGGAGTTTATGGGGGGTAGTCCTCCGGGTTGAGTCATATTACCCGCACCCATCTCCGAAGGGGGGGCCATCATTTGTTCCGGTGGGGGGGCCATCATTTGACCCGGTGGCATCATGCCTTGCTCCGTGGACGGCATACCTTGCTCATTTCCTAACAGACCCGAAAGAGCATTCGTAAGCTCCGCCATAGACATCTCTAAAAGAGGTCCTGGATCGGTCATACCTGTGATCTGCATAATTTCCTGGATGGCAGCCATCTTCATGTCTTCGTCGCCGACGGCCACACCAGGACTTCCGTTAGCATAGCCAACAGGTCGGAAACCCATAGAGCCACCGTCGCGCATACCCACAGATTGCTTGTACTGCTCCGCCGCTGCCATGCCTTCCGGCGTGTACGGAAATTCTCGACCCATTACATTAGGCATTGCTTCAATTCCTTTTTCGTGTTTACACGTTTGCTACAGTACTCGCATTTAGGGAAGGTGTAAAATACTTGTTTTACCTGCTTTAGAAACGTCGGGTGTATCTTGCACCAACATTCCAGTCGAGTGGTTGATCGGGGTTTTTATTAACAGAGCCCTGAGCCTCAAATCTTCCACCAAACCCGAAGGGGTCTTCTGCTGTGTAAGACCCTCCTAACATAGAAGGTTTCTTGTCATTTAACTCTGCGAAAGCCTTGAATATCCCCGAGTTCTCGTAGTCAACCCCAAAACGGTCCTTGGTAGGACCTTCATCCATCTTATGGCGTTGTGCCGATAAGTTAAGACCATCAATAGGATTAAAGGAGCCACCAAAGGCCGTGGTCCGTGGTCCGTTGGCTGCACGGTTTTCTTCAAAGAATGCTTTACCAAAACCCAGGTCCGTACTTACATTGCTTTTAACATCCAGCCCGTTTCCAGGAATTTGATCAAAACTTTTAGAAAATGCAAGAAGCTGCCCTGCTGGTCCCAGGCCCGGCACGGCAACCGTAAAGCTACCGGACTTCCGGCCTTCTGGTCCTACACCGGCAGAACCGGAAACCTCTGGTCCAGAAACCCCGCTCGTCGGGCTTAAATTAACGCCTATGTTTGCGGCATTATTGCCCGCTCTAAGATTACCTTCTAAATTGTACCGCTGCATGCTGCGGTGTACTTCAACAAAGAATTCCGTCACCGTTGAATCAGTTACGTCCGGCCTCTTGTTATCGTCCGCCATTCTAGGTCCTTTTCCGGGCTTTTTTCTTAGCGGCGGCAGAAGGAAGGTCGCCATAATGATACAAACGCTTGCTGCTCGCAGTGTGCGTCTTCCCGGAATGTAGTTTGCCGTCAGACATCTTGTGATACGCGCCCGGGTGCGGCGTACCGTCCTTGCTATAATGTTTCTGTGAAGCGCCCATTACTATATATAGCCCCCTGTACTAATCCTGAAGAAGTCAGCCATCTTCGACGGCTCCTTGGCAGCCACTGTCCACGGTGCAAGTGCAGTCTACGCACTGATAACGGCCCTCTATTAACGTTTTGGGCTTGTCGCACCCGCAAACAGGACATATCAAACTGTCCGTAGCGCCGTCGCCTTCAAGGTTTTCAGCCATAGTAGCTCCGTGGATTCATGGAGACCTCCGAATCAACCCAGTCGTCGCTCGGAAGTTGTACAAAGTTGCCCTGACGATACCGCATCAGAGCCTGCGTGGTGCTATCTACCAGATCGTCGTGGTCGCCGTTAGGGAAAGCCGCGCATTCGTCAATGACCTCGTCCGCCCAGCGTTCGTGCGGAGCCCATATCATGCCGCTTTCAAACATTGGAGACACCGCGTGTACCCTCGTTAGCTTATCGTTTCCCTTGCTCGGTGTAAAGTTTACAACAGGTATGCCCAGTTGTCTAAGTTCTTGTGTCAGTGGCGTCCCCGACGCCTTCGCCTCCACGATTACCGTCTCAGGCTCCCAGAAGTTGTACTGCTCCAAGGCCCGACTTTTAAGCTCCGGGAAATCCCAGCGCCCCTTCTTCGAATCCAGCAATATCAAATTAGCAGGGCCCTCCTGCTGGGGATAAAATACCCCCCACGTCGTTATTGCACTGTAATCCGCCGTTTCCTTGCGACTAAATGCCGTATCGTAGCTTTGAATTATGTATTCAAGCTGGGGTACCTCGTCCTCCTCCCAACGCTGCCACCACTCCTTCTTTATAATCGCGCCCTCCGCAGAGGTCGGGTTTTGCTGCCACTGGGCGTTCCACTTTGCAACAGATAATGAGGCGCGGACACCCTCTAATTCAGCCTTGTCCCAGTATTCCGGCCAGCAAGCCTTTCCAGAAGGCATTAAAGCCGGGAACTCGATCACCTCCCACTTGTCCGCGTGCTCATCATAGCCCTGGGACTTGATTACCTTCTCCGTCAAATCGCGTAACGACCAACGGGTCATGACAATTACAATGGCACCTCCGGGCTGCAAACGTTGCCGGGGACCCGACGTGTACCACTCATACGCATGGTCCATTGCAGTATCGGAAAGCGCATCCTGCTCTGAATGTGGGTCGTCAATAATCAACAAGTCCGCTCCGCGACCGGTTATCGCACCGCCTACACCCGCAGCAAAGTACTCCCCACCATGGTTCGTGGACCACCGTCCCGCAGCCTTACTGTCCGACTGTAGGTCTACAGAATCAAATATATTTTGGTACTCGGTTGTTGCAATGAGATTCCGAACTTTACGGCCAAAGTTTACAGCTAGCTCCGCAGTGTGGGTGGTTTGGATTATTTTTGTTTTCGGCTCACGGCCAATGATCCACGAAGGGAACAAGTAGCTGGCGAACTCAGACTTCGTATGTCTGGGAGGCATATTAATTATTAGGCGCTTTATCTTTCCGCTAGCAATGTCTTCAAACTTCTTCGCAATCATCTTGTGATGCGCGCCTGCAATGAATTCAGGCCAAACCTTTCGTACATATTTGAGGAAATCTTCCCTGCATCCTTCCACCTCGGACATCTGCGCAAGGCGCAACTCAAGCTTAAGTCTTCTGTCTTCAACCTCTGGAGTCTCTGTGCGTAACATAGGGTCATCCTGTGCAATTGTTTCACGTGAAACATTGTTAGATATGGGACTTATTATAGCAAAAAATAAGCCCGTTAAGCCATATGATTTTTTAGGTAGTTATTTGAGAGAAACAAGGCCGGAGCCGCCGCCTCTCCCCCCAGGGGCCAAAATTCTTGGGAAAATCTCGCTAACCCATTGAAAACGCTCACCTAATTGGGCTCTGGGACCCTTTAGACTTGTTGCGAGTGCTTCTTACTATCGTTCTAGGAACGTCCTAAACGCGGCGCGAAACATTGCGCCTGGACAGCGGCGCGATGCCCCTGGTGATCGATGCCCCTGGTGATCGATGCCCCTGGTGATCGATGTCCCTGGTGATCGATGTCCCTGGTGATCGGTGTCCCTGGTGATCGATGTCCCTGGTGATCGATGTCCCTGGTGATCGGTGTCCCTGGCGCGTGGTTCAAGGACCATGGAACATGGGCTATACGTTTGGCTGCTCATGCGCCAAGCGCCTCGCGCCCAAATTAACTGGGCGTCACGGGCTGTCGACACGGACAAGAAAAAACCCGCTAGAAACTAATCCAGCGGGTTTGTTGGTTGGTACGGTTAACGCGTTACAGCGTATGAAATACCCCGTCCGCATCCCGCAAGCTAATCTGAGTACATCCCCCGTTCGGCATTCCGAAGTCGTCCAGGGGCTCGAACCCGTCGAAGTCGCCCCATATCTTCCCGGCGTAGTACAATTCGCTGTCATCGTCATACATACGGAATTCAGTCTCGTTTGCAGTGTGGCGCGACTTGTTAAAAGGACCAGTGACCCCAGTTTCCGCGCCGTTTCCGATATAGTCGCGCGTAATGCACCAAGTGTAATTGCTAGACATACTCAATACTCCGTTTTGTGTTTCGGCTTAATTGCCGTCCCATATATGGCAGACTAGTCCTGGCTATGCAAGGGGGCAATAACGGGTTCCGTTTTGGAGCAGTGTTTTGCAAACTGCTGCGCCTTGTCCCAGGCATTCGACCCAATGGCTTTTGAAAATATTTTTTCCCGGCTGAGGTTGGGTTTATTGGTGTCTGGGTAAATTACCATGTACGCCGCGCCATGATCTTGGATTTGGGTCGCTTCACCATTTTCGTTATATATCGTTCGCATGATCTTCATTGTATTTTTCCTTTGTTAATTGTCATTAGTGAGTAAGGAACACAATATTTTTGGGCGTCGTCCAGCATAAGCCGCATGTTCCACAATTTGACGTCAGGGTATCAATGCCCTTTGCCGCTAGTTCATATGCACCGCGTTTGGCAATTTGTGTGGGGCAAACGATTGCTTTCTTGGCAGTTACCATTGGCAATGCGCGCTCGTCGTCGAATGACAAGGCGGACATGTCATCACCGTTAAACTGACCCGATTCACGAACCATAAACCGGGACGACCGTAATGATAATATGGCGTCGCCGATTGGCGTTCCTGATAAGCGCGCGGTGTAACCATAGACGTTCAAGAACTCAAATTTGTTTAGCATACGCGCCCAGAATGCGACGTATTCGACGCTTGGGAAGTCGCCCAGGATGTGAAGGCGCACCAAGAATGATTTACCTTTCGCGTTATAGAATTTAAGGTCACCTTCAATTTGAGTAATCAAGGCGTCGTCCATTTTGTAGCGAGTAGCAAACGGCATGTTGTTGCCGAAACACGTGGACCAGTGTGCGCAGCTATTATCGCAGGTCGCACGTTCCTCAAGCGTCAGAGTGAATATGCGCGCACCTTTCAAGCGTCCTACTTTGACAACCTTGCCCAGTTTGGCGTTTGTCGAGGCCTTAATTGCTCGTTCTGTTTTCGCCATGCCGTCGCTGACTGATTTTACATTCATCCAATAGACGGACCGGCTGGAAAGTATGGCAGCTTGGGTTTTCGTGACTGGCTTATTCATTATTCTATTCCCTGGTAAAATGTAAGAAGCCCTATATTACGGGTTTTAACCCATACCGCAAGCAAAAAGAAACCCGGCAATTTTGCCGGGTTTTAGGTTTCTCTTTAAGTTAGGCTATGCAGCAAGCAGTTGCCGCGACCCTTCTAACATCTTGTTATATACGACGGTCGAGCGGTGCTGGATGTCATTATGATTAGCATTCGCGCCAGTTGGCTTCAAAGCGTGCGTCGCGCTGTTAAAAAGCCACCAAATATTTCGCCCATTGGCGGTGTGTTCTTCAACGCTACATTCGTCCCAGTCCGCAATTGCACGCCCTAGCTGGGAAGGGCTGAAACCGCCCGCGCGGAATATATCCAGAAGCACGTCGTCACCCTGGTCGCGCGTGATGTCCTGAGCGTTGAAAGCGTCAAAATCTACGGTCAGGCGCTTGCCTGCATGTCCCAAGCCTGATACCGCATCGGCGACCATTTCCGGAATCCGTTCCGAAATGTTTGTTGTTTGCTTGCTGTTCCAATTCCCTAGGTTGCCGTGGAAACAAAGGTTCGAACAAACCATAACCCGCGAACCAATGGCAAGTCCTCTAGATATGCTTTGATCGTGAGCGCCGCGCAGCGCAACAAGTAAATTCCATTTGGTTCTATGCAATGCGGGAACGCCAAACGTAGGCGCGTCCGGCGCGACCGGACGTGAAACGTTAAGCAAACCGAAAAGGCGCATTTCGTCCTTTGTGATCGCGTAGTCTTCCTGTTCGATGGTAAATCCGGCATTCTTGATAGCGTCAACGGTATCATTTGCGAAGGCGTGGAAGGGGTAAGGCGCATGGCGCTTGCCCATCGGTAGAGGCGTTTGCAGGTTTGCCAGATAGTCGCGTTCTACCTTGATGTCCGTGCCGCTATTGTAAATTAATGTAGACATGATTTTGACTCCGTAATATGCCAGGACAATTCCTGGTCTATATAGGACAATATAGGAACCACCTTTATTACGCAACCCTGTAATTAAATAAAAAAAAGACCAGGACGAATCCTGGTCTAGTCTGGTGCGGAGTCAACGCACGTTCACATATTGTCTGGGTTGTAGTGCATACTGAACATTACCGAGCCTTCCGAATTGCACTCCTGGCATTGTTGTACTGTCAGGCTGTCCGCTGTTGTCTCCAGAACGTATCCGTTACCGTGACACCTTTGACAAATTATTAAAGTTGGCGCGCTGTTTCCCGAGGCGCGCACGGCCTCAAGCCAGCGGGTCACTTGCTGTCCTCAAGCCAAAGAGACAATCTTTCGATTGCCCTTTGCAAAAAATCTTCAAACCAGTCCATTAGGCGGCCTCCAATATAGGTAGCGAAGCGTCGCCGGTCTCAGCAGTCCAGCGGTAGGTGACCGGGTCCGACGTTTCGTCCGCGCTATATCCCGTCGGCATGCCTCGTGATACATTGCCTCGGCCAGATGCGTAAAATAGCACTAGACCTCGCGCTGACCTGCCTGACGTCAATGCCAGCCCTGGCAGAGTCCAAACGCGGAACCTGTCCTGCGCGCTTCCTAACGCCTCTACTTTAGTCGCGAACACCTGCGCGTTGCCAAGGCTATCTCCGCTAGCAAATTCGAACATTGGTTTGTAGTTCATCTAAAATACTCCTGTATGTGGGTAGGACTTAACCCATACCAATTTCATATAGGTGAGGTCAACCGGAAAAATGCTTCCCAATCGTAAGGCTCTTCAAATACAGCCAGAGCCTCCACGGCGCTAAGACCATCCATACGCAAATCAACAGCATCGGAGCCAGAAAAAACACTAATATCCAGAGAACCGTCCCTAACGACAATAAAAGCAGGGCCGCTGGCATGCCGACTAAGCCAAGCACATTGATGCGGGGATAGATGGAGCTTACCAGTTGTCGACTCTGAAACCTTAAGCTCGAGGAAACTAAAGACGCCACCTTCCGAACATAGTAGGACATCTGGCACGCCTGGGATTGCCCAGCTTTCAAGTCGCGTGGTTTCAATTTTCCGTGTGCTTCTTTTTAGGCCGTCGCTTATTAGACGCCACAACCCGCTTTCTCGGTTTTTCAGCGCCTTCGACGGCATCTGGTTCTTCGACTTCGACGGCTTCCGGAGTGATGTCAATAACTCTGTCAAAGCCTTCTCTGATACGCTCAAGTTCTTTCTCCACGTCCTCTCGGGACATTTGGTCAATTGATCCTGTTCTAATTTCGCTCTTGCTTACATACAATCCCTCAGCCAAACCTCTGTTTTTCTCGGCCTGCACGGCTGCCGAAAGCGCACCTTGTTGTATACAAATTTCTCTCAGTCTGTGCATGTCTTTGATATGTCGTTTATAAGTGACTCCATATTGCTCATCTAATTCCTCACGATACCGCGCGATTTCCCGGACGACATGTGGACTGATGTTGTTGTTGGTGAGTTCCCAGGCCCTACTGTGCGCACTAGCGGAACTATATCCCGATCGAATCGCTGCCTCTCTGAGCGTGATGAGTCCGTCGTTGCTAACAAGCTCTTTTACGAATTTTTCTTGCCTTCGCGTGAGCTTACGGTCCGGTCCTGTTCTCCCGCCTTTAACGACTTTTCCGGCTTTTTTGCCCCCCGGACCAGGGACGTTCTTATTTGGCAAAATACCCTCCTAAAACAGTGTTTATCCTTTAGTTTCAACGCGGTCCCACCAAGGTCCCACCTCTTTTCGCGCTGAAACAGTTAACTCTAGTTATTTTACACCCTTTTTTCCCAAAATGCACTGTAATTAACGGGTTATTTAGGTCCCACCAGTCGAGAGGTGGGACCTCCCGTGGTACCGCAACAATCCAAAAAACCTATATAGAATATGAGCTTACAGAAAGGTCCCACCAGTCCCACCAGTCCCGCCTAAATACTCGAGGTTTTTATTTTTCTTTTTTCACGATTTTACTACTATAGTGGGACCGGCGGTACTTCTTTTTGAAACTCCTCGAGCAAGCCGTGGGCCGTGGTTACTGGTTAGTTATCTCTGGTCATCTTTTTGCAGTGCTCGTTACCAAACGCCACCATCTTTTCAATCCTATCCCGGACCCCGCCGATACTGTAGCAGGAGTGCTCGTCGCGCAGAGAATGCTTCATGTCGAGCGCAAGCTCTTCTAGCTCAGATGACATAGTAACCCAGTACTCGATGTCATCCTTCTGGTAGGTAATGCCAAAACCCGGGTTCTGCTTAATCATCTTCTTGATCTGGTAGTAGTCCGGGTTAACTTTAGGTTTTGTAACGTCAATGTCGGGCTGCGTCTGAGAGTGTCGAAAGATCCATCGCTTACCGAGCCCCAGCTAAACCTCATAAAAAACCCCAGTAA